AGATTTAGATAAGGACATGCAATATAATTTTATGTTAAATGGGATTAGAAAGAAAAAGCGTTTTGCTCCTTGGTTAAAGCAAGAAAGGATTGACGATTTAGATCTTGTAAAAAAATATTATAAGTATAATACTGAGAAAGCAAAACAAGCATTAAGAATATTAACTCCAGATCAACTTCAATATATAAAACAGAAAATGGATATCGGTGGTATTAAGTGATAAAAGTTTTAAGTATTGATATTGATTATTGTTTTCCTGTAGTAGATGACTGGCCTAATGATAATAATGAACTATGGGAAGAGTGGCATCCTTATACAAAGTGGAAACAATATTTTGAAAAGTATCCTGATTTGAATGATAGGACAAAGATAATTGATGAAGAGTGTTTGGATTATATGTTAGAAACATATACTAGAGCACTTGGAGCATCTCCTAATGCTACAGTTTCTTTTGGATTTGATCATGATATGATACTTAAAGATCTTCCTAAAGGAAAGATTGATCTAGTTAACATAGATCATCATGATGATTTTTTAGCAGGATCTTATATCGGTGATGATAATGAAGGATTTAATGAGTATCTTGCTTCTCATCTATTAGAATATCATTATGCTCATACCTATGGTAAAGTTGATGAGGGTAGTTGGGGTGCATACCTACATCATCAAGGAAGACTGAATAGTATGACTTGGATTCGTAATGAAGGAGTCAAGGAAGTTGATACTCGTACTCCAGTTAATAAATTTATATGTGAGAATGTGGGTGAACCTGCTAAATGGAAATCCTGTCATGCTCATGAGTATGATCATGGAGACTATGTTTATGATCATATCTTTGTTTGTTTATCTCCAATGTATTTTCCATTACCTGTTTGGGATACCTTTAGTGTATTCCTTGGCATCTATGAAAAACAAAGTGGAAAGGATTGTAAGATGAATGAATGGTGGGATAAAAGATATATCAATAGGATGGCTTATGGTAAGGCATATGAGGAAGTTTATGCAGCACTTCAGAATGTCAAGAAGTCCCTAAACTAAATAGAAATACTGAATTTTATCTTAGTATAATGAGCGTTGTCGTTGAACCGACCTATGATTGGTCGCCTGATCTAATGGTTGAAGTCGCATTAAGTGAACCAGATGACTTCTTAAAGGTACGAGAGACCTTAACAAGAATAGGTGTTGCTTCCCGTAAAGAAAAGAAATTATACCAGTCGTGTCATATACTACATAAACAGGGACGATATTACATTGTTCATTTCAAAGAATTATTTGCATTAGATGGAAAAAGAGCTAACCTTACTATTAACGATGTGCAGCGTAGGAATCGTATTTCTCAGTTGCTTGCTGATTGGGGCTTGATTTCTATCAAAGAATCTGTTAGAATACAAGACATTGCACCTCTGAATCAAATCAAGGTTTTATCTTACAAGGATAAAGGCAACTGGATTTTAGAAACTAAGTACAACATTGGTCGCAAAACTAAAACATCAGAAGAAGAAACTGAGTCATGACTACGAAAAAATGGATAGCATTGGGTTTGGGAGGTCTAGTTGGTCTCACTTACATTGGTGCAATAGGAACAATTGCTAGAAAGGAACCTGTGGAAAGTAGATTTCCTAGTCTTCCTGTTGGTCCTTACACATCATATAGAGTTAAGAGTAATGCAGATGGGTCATATGAAATGGCATACAGAGCAAATGATCCTTTAGTTATGTCTAATGTAAAAGATATAAACAAGTCGGGTGGATTCTTGGGTAGTAAGAAAGAGAATATACAAACAACTGAAATGTATACAATGGATGGAGCAGTTCATCATGGAGGACCAGTTAGTAGCACTAGTGCATGGATAGATCCATCTGCACAAGGTAAGAGTACTAAAGAACAAGCAGCAGCAATCAGTGCTAAGACAATAGCTTGTATTGAAGCTGCTGGATCTGGTAGAGGAACAGGTAGTGTAGTTGGAAGTAGCGTTGCTGCTGGAACAGTTGCTCCTGCATTAGCAAACATACCATTCGTAGGTTGGGTTGCTGCTGGATTCGTTACTATGTTCGGTGCAGATAAGGGCGGTGATATAGGTGCTGACTTGTCAACATCATACGCAGGATGCGATGATATAGATATTCCACATACTAAGTGAAGCATTATATATTTGATGTAGATGGGACTCTTACACCTAGTAGGAGTCAGATTAATAGTGCATTTCAAGCATTGTTTATAAAATTTTGCTGTACATATCCTGTATATCTGGTTACTGGTAGTGACAGAGAGAAGACAGTTGACCAACTTGGTCTTGATATTTGCTATAGAGCAACGAGAGTATACAATTGCTCTGGTAGTGATGCTTATGAAAGAGATGTTAATGTCTATAGAGATGATTGGGAACTACCAATGGATGTAGAAAGGTTTTTGAATGATGAGTTGGCATATAGTTGCTTTCCTATTCGTAATGGATTGCATATTGAAAGGAGACCTGGTGGAGTAAATTTTAGTATCTTGGGTAGAGGAGAAGATCCATCTGTAGGTAGAGCAGAATATATTAAATGGGATAAAGAAAGATTGGAAAGAGAAGATATTGCAAATAGACTTAGAAATAATTTTCCTAATTTATCTGTAGCACTAGGAGGACAGACTGGTCTTGACTTAGGACCTTTAGGTAGTGATAAGAGTCAGATTCTTAGAGACTTTAGACTGGGAGAAGAGTTACATTTCTTTGGTGACAGGATGGAAGAAGGAGGAAATGATCATAGTTTAGGGAAAGCAGTACAAGAAATGGGTGGTAAAGCGTACCATGTCAAGGATTGGAAAGAGACTGAAGGTATTATAATTAGTAGTGTCGCCGAAAGGGACAACAAAAAACAACTCGCTTATTAAGGAGAACTATGACTAACCTATCAAGGTATCACGCTGCCAACCTTCCAGAATTAATGAAGGTCATAAGAGAAAATGGTATAGGGATGGATGACTATCTCAATCGTTTTTGGGATGATACCACAACAAGTAATTACCCACCTTACAATCTCATCACTGTAAGTAACACAGAATCTAGACTAGAGATTGCTCTAGCAGGATTTAAAAAGGATGAGGTTAAGGTTTATACAGAGTATGGTAGACTCACTGTAGAAGGAAACAAAGAAGTTAAGGAAGATACAACTTACGCACATAGAGGACTTGCACAAAGATCCTTTAATAGATCATGGACTATTGCTGAAGACACTATTGTCAATGAAGCAAACTTTGAAGATGGGTTACTAACTGTTACTCTTGGTAAGGTAGTTCCAGAGCATCATCAGCGTAAAGATTGGATCTAACTAGGCATAAATTTTTGTTAACGGAAATCAATTTATGTTGATTTCCTGACTAAATAAAAACAGTTATATGGAGATCGATGCACAACATTATTCCACAGAATCAACTAGCAGGATGGACTATGGAGGATCATGCTTACAACAGTCAATCATGGGAACAGAAACTAGATGAGTATTATGAATGCATTGTAGAATGTTCGGATGGTCAACCGACCTGTAAACGGATGTGCAATGAAATCCTAAGGTAATATATAAGGGGGTCGTCAGACCCTCTTTTTTATGTTATAATGATTTGAGGAATCCAAACACACATGTCGATAAAAGTAGCATTGATCAATAGCGAACAAGTTATTGCTGATATCAAAGAAGTAATTGATCCAGAAAATGATAGTAGACAATATCTTTTCAACAATCCATTGAAGGTTGTTCTGCAACCAACATTGACTCTTCAAGAAGATGCATCTCCAATAGATGCAAATCAATCTCAAGTTTCATTAGCAACTTGGCAACCATTAACAAGTGATTCTACTTTTATAGTGAATCCCAATTCAGTTCAATGTGTTTACGAACCCATTCCTGATTTAAAAGCAATGTATGTGGAGTTACAAAATGGCAATTAAGATAGTAGTATTTGATGACAGTTATAAATGTGTCATCGCAGATGTAGAAGAAGTTGTTGGTGCTGACATTGGAGAACCAGATTGTCAACTCACCAATCCATATGAGTTTATTGAATTCAAAGAAGGTGAGGAAGAACCAAAAGAATATATTGATCGCTTGAAACCTTGGGATGTTCTCAACAAATCAGCAGATAATAAATGTCGCATTAGTAGCGATAAGATTCTTACTCTTGTAGATGCAGAAAAATTTATCTTAGAAGCATACAACGAAATTATTAACTGAATGAAGTTTTACACTAATGT